CGAACGTGATCACGTGTTGGTCGCCGGCGCGTTTGTCGCGGCGAGCTACGAGTTTCATCTGCAGCCGCTTTGTTACGTCTGCAAGTTCTGGGTCGTCAAAGAGCACCGCCGCGGCGACGTCTCGAACATCCTCGTCAAAGACATTCTGCAGTGGGCGAAGGTTCGCAACTGCTCTCACGTATTCACGACCGCCACCGCCGGTCTCAACAAGGTCGAACAGATGCTGTTCGTCCGCCTCATGAAATCACACGGGTTCGACAATGTCGGGCCCACACTCGCCGCCGATCTTGGAGGATCCGCCAATGGGTAAATTTGCGCCGTCGAAACCAGAACTGCCACCGGAGGCGCCCCCCGTCCCCGACAAGGAGACAGATGCGGAGGTCAAGAAGAAGAAGGCCGAGGCGTCGCGCCTGGCGCGAACCCGTGTCGGGTTAGGTGACACGACGAACACGACCGGGACCGGCGTTGCGTCAGCGGCCCCGACCAGCCGTGCCACGTTGTTAGGTGGCTCCGCCTGACGTGGGAAAATTTCCGCAAGCGTTCGGTGGTTTGGCGAAAGAAGGCGCCATGAGTTGGAAGGACGAGGCCGGACGCGCGCTGCCGGCGGACGTCAACCGTGCTGCCGGCCGCCATGCCGGTTCGGCCCTCACCGGTAGCGAAACCAGTCAAGCAGACTCAGACACGCTGAAGAACTACATGGCGGCGCGCGATCGGGGCGGGGCGGAAGTCGCAACGAAAAAAGCAGAGCAGAGCGCGCCAATAGCGCGCCGCGGGGGGACGACGGGAGGCCGTTCAAATCGATCAAAAGGCGTCGTTCAGCGGGCGACGCTTTTGGGTGATTCCAAATGACAGCACTCGTTAAGCAACTCCTCGACAAATACCGGCAACGCAAAGCCGAGCGCACGACCCTCAACCGACTGTGGGAAGAGATTGCCGAAGTATTGGCACCCGAGCGCTGCGGTTTCACGGCGTCATCATCGAACAGAAACCGCAACGATCACGCGATCTATGACACGACGCCGATCATCGCAAAGCGTGGTCTCGTCAACTCGATCAGCGGTATGCTTCGACCGAAGTCGACGAGCGGCGGCAAATGGTTTGACATTGTCCCGATCGACGAAGACCTGCTCGATGACGTTGAGGTCAAGGGCTGGGTCGACCAGGCGGAAGACATCCTCTGGCGCCACATGTATAACCCGGACGCCAACTTCATATCCGCGACCGGGGAGGTCGACGACGACTTGGTCACCTTTGGGACCGGTGTCGGCTATGTCGGCATGGCGCCCGATATGCGCGGTCTGATGTACAAGGCTTTCCATCTCAACAAGCTCTACCTCGATGTCGACGGACTGAACGATATCGTCGGCGTCTTCATTTCCGAGAAGTTCACGCCGCGCCAGGCGGCGATGCTGTTTGGCGAAGAACGCCTGGGCGCGAAGACGCTCGAGCGATTGAGGCAACGCGACAAGAAAGCCCGCGATGAGAAAAGCGAATTCGTGTGGTCGGTCTGCCGACGCTATGAGTTCGAGCCGATGAGCCGATCGAACCTCGACATGCCGTGGGCGTCAACGATCATCGACGTCGACAGCGAACACATTATCGAAGAGACCGGATATGAGGAGATGCCGTTCTTCATCCCGAGATGGGACACTCGATCTGATGAGGCGTTCGGGCGCGGCGTTGGAACCCTAGCCCTGCCGTCCGTGCTCACGTTAAACCAGATGGGCAAGACGATGTTGAGGGCTTTGCACCGTGCCGTCGACCCTCCATGGCTCTTGCCGTCTGACAGTATGGTTAACGCTCCTCAACTCCGCCCAGGCGGAGTTTCTTATTATGACGCTAAGGCTATCCGCAACCTGGGTCTCTCGAAGCCGTTCCAACAGATGGATTCCGCAGCACAGATCCCTTGGGGGCTCAACGCACAGACCGCCGAGCGTGAATCGATCATGGCGCTGTTCTTCAAGAACGTGCTCAACCTTCCGATCGACGGGCCAAGCATGACGGCGACGGAAGTGTTGGAGCGCCGCGAAAGTTTCGTGCGTGAGGTCGGGTCTTTATATGGCTCCCTCGAGAACTCCTACACGTCAGTCGTCACGGAACGGAGCTTCAATCTCCTGCTCCGCAAAGGCGCGTTCGGTCCGCCAGAAACCATACCCGAGGTCCTCCGCGGCACGGACATACAGTTCCGCTTTGCGAGCCCCGTCGAGAAAGCCAAGCGCCAGATCGAGGAGGCCGGTGTCTCGATGGCGATGGATAAAGTGCTGCAGATCGGACAGATCCGACCCGAAATCATGGACAGGTTCGACTTCGATGCGTTCGGCAAGTTCATCGCCAAATCGAACGACTTCCCGAACGAACTACTGAAGCCCGACGCACAGGTCGCGCAGGAGGCGGAAGCCAAAGCGCAACAGGCCGCGCAAGAGCAGAAAGTGGCGATGATGGAACGGATGGCGCCGGTGGCGCAGTCCGCCGCTCAAACGACAGCCGCAGCTCAACAGGGCGGGGGCGCGGGCGAGCTCCCGCCGCAAGCAATGGAACAACTGCAACAGGCGCTCGGCGCATAGATGACAGTCCGACCGGATCTCGAGGATTTCCACAAGCAGCTCGTCACGTCTGTCGATCTGCATCGCCACGGACCGGCCGATGTCGCTCGAGACTTTCGAACCTTGTTCCTCGAAGACAAGGGCCTCGGCCGCCGCGTGTTGTTCATGTTGATGTCCTGGTGCGGCGAGTACGACGTCTCCGATGACGGTGGCCGCATCCCGCCACTCGACAACAACGAACTCCAGCGCTGGGCTGGAAAACGAGAGATCGCCGCCCGACTGAAGGCGGCGCTGTACGCCGATCTTAACAACATAGAGGAACTTTAGATGTCCGAAGAAATGACCGAAGGCGCTGTCGAAGAGACGGCTACCCCCGAGGCAACTGAGGCAACAACCGAACACTCGTGGATGGACGGCATCGAGGACGACAAGGTCCGCGGTCTTGCCGGCCGTTACACAACACCGGCCGCCATGGCGAATGCGCTCTATGAAGCGAACCGCGAACTCAGCCAACGCGTGAAAATGCCAGGCGACGACGCGTCGGATGAGGACCGCGCCAAGTTCAACAAGCAGCTCGGCGTCCCCGAGACCCTGGACGATTACGATCTGTCGCAGCCGGAAGGTTTCGACAGCGAGCTCTACGACACCGAGGAATACCAGACACCGATCAAAGCGATCGTCGCCGACATGCACGCCAAAGGTGCGAGCCAGGCGGTCGTCAGCGCCATGCTGACAAAGTATCTCGAGATCGAAGCCGCCGGTAAGGCCGAGATCGCCCGTCGAGATCAGGAGTACTTGAACAAAGCCGAGGCCGATCTCCGAAAGGAATGGGGCAGCACATACGACGAGAATGTCGCCTTTGCGAACGATTACCTGACGGCGTCCCCCGATCTCGTGCAGCTCGAGCTCAGAGACGGCACGCTGCTCGGCAGCCACCCCGCGTTTGTGCGCCAGATGGCAGAGGTCGGGCGCTTGACGAACGAAGGCCAACTGCGTTTCGGCATCGCCGGAAGCGACGCAGCGGCGGACATGCAGACGCAGTACGACACACTGTCCCGCGACATCCACACGGCCTATCAGCGTGGTGATCGATCGCAGGCGGCGTCGCTGTCGGTGCAGCGCTCCGCCCTGGCGGAAAAGCTGCACGGCAATGAAAGCGTCGTCGGAGCTGGTCGAGCTGTATGATTGCAGACCCGGACGAACTGACCACCGCGAGAGGTCTCGATGACGCGATCATCGGGGTCGGGTACCGCTGCGGTCAGCCACCGGTTGTCGTCTACGCGGTCGAACGTGTCATCGAGATCCTGATGACCCGCGACGGCATGTCAAACGACGAAGCAATCGAGTTTTTTGAATTTAACATTGAGGGTGCGTGGATGGGGAACACCACACCGCTGTTCATGCACCCGGCCTCTTGCGAGGACCTGCAGGTACACTGATGAAGCGACGCATCCACGTCAATCAGCACGTGATTCGGCGGAATAACAAGCAAGGCGAGAGCGAGCCTCCGATCACCGTAAAGTCGTCAAAGTCAAACGAGTACTGCACGAGCGTCACCGTGAACGGTCCCTGCAAGGTG